GTCCTGCACACCCTCTGTAAAAGGTTACAATTCATGTCCGAGCAAAATTTCCCCGTGGTTACCCACGAGTACAAAACTCTTGACAGAAGGGTAACCACAGAAAGTGGACTTTAAAACTCACACGTTGTGAGTAGTGTGCGACTGTAACACACACTTTTTAAGGTGTTGCGACTGCATCTCCAATGAGCATATCCACGGTGGGAGTACACAAAAAGTAGAGACAGTTAAAATCACTACCAGCAGCAGCAGCTGTTTGAAGAGTAGTATAACCTACTTCATCGGTAGTGGTGGTATTGGCGACGGTGATAGTCACCAACGCTCCTTGAATATCAGTACCATCTTTAGGAGATCCCTCATCAAAATTGAGAGGATCAGCCAAAGTAAAATTGTAATGATTCACATCAGGGATCGTAAATTGCACACTAGGTGCTGCCTGAGCAGATGTCAAAGCTAGACCTGCTAGGCCATCACGCAAATAGTAAAAAGCGTTCAAATATGAGGTTTTAACTGACTGAGAGGCCGAGCCTAAAATACTGGCCTGTCGTACAACTAAACGATTGGAAGCTGTAACAGTGCCAGTGTCAGTCGCCCTTGTGATACGTATATCATCGGAAGTAACCTTCGGACTATTTACTGTGATAGTATAATTTACACCACCGCGAATGCCTAGAAACATATTCGCGATATATGGGATCATGTGCATAGTATTAAAAGAATAGTTTGCTGTACCGGCCGTAAGCACCTTGGATGCTGTAGTTGGCCACGAATACGGCACATAACCTGGTGTGTATGGAATACGGGAAATACCTTTACGATATATATTGATTGCTTCAGTAGTTCCTGGTGAAAGTTGTACCGTATCCATAATCTGTGAGCGACGGAGTAGTTTCCGTAGTGAAAGATTACTTTCACCAAAATTCATGAGGTATCTATTTTCAGACACTGTCGCTCGTTCACCAAAACACAAAGTTGTTGGTCCCTCTTCATTACCTTGAAGGTTAAAGAAAGAAGGAACGTACCAATTGCTTCCTTGGTTGATAAAACCATTCGGATTGTTAAATTCGAAATCATCACCACCTGAAAGGTAAAACAAAAGTGAAATAGAAGATGTGGAGGGCGCTTCAAGCGCATTATAAACGGACACTGTAAGTGTACCATTGGTAAAACCAGGAATATTGTTTAAAGTGTTACCTCCAGACCAACCGTCACCAATTGTGGTAAGTAATGGTACTTGTAGCCACGAAGTTGCTTGTCTATATGGAATTTCTAGGACTACATCGTCGGTTTCTGAAATATCAACAATCTTCGTATAAACTTCGTTCAAGTTTGGTGAAGCAGAAGTGGACGCTAGCGGATCATAAACGATACGCAATCGCCCTCTATGATACTTTGATTTCACAATTTTCATACGTAATTTCAAAGTACCACGCCAACATTTAAATAATGCTGACAAGTAAGAAAGGGGCGTGTGATAAACACGCCAACCTTTCGTTGGTGACCCAAGTGCTATTGATGTACTGAGGGTGGGTGTAACTATATTTGTCCATAATTTAGTATCTATATTATCACTAGTTGACCATGTGGTGGAACCAACCCAGCCCTCTCTCTTTTTGAGATAATTTAAACACAATTCATCAGTATTTGGGAGACCGAAAGGAGACGGATCTAGAGACAGTTCCGTTTTAGGATCAAGTGCCAATTTCTGATAAGGCACTGAAATCTCTGCTGTTGCTAAATGTGGGGCAGACATAAGATACATAGGTTCAACATTATTAATATTCGGTGGATTAGTATACCCAAACATAGCTGCCACCTTAGCAACTGCACTAGCACCAATCTGAGTAGCAGTAGCAAATTTACCCAATCCGGGTACATGTGTTAGCATAGAAGCTATAGATGCTACTGCTGTGGCTGGTTTAGAGATCGATCCACTACCATATTCATCGCCTTGAAGAATCAATTTACTTGTCGCGCCCATCAATTCAACATCAGTCAACCACGCCACCGTTTGCACTGTGACAGAAGTTGTTGCGGTAGCTACTGCCACTGCAAGTGGGGAGAAAATAACATAAGTCAGAGTTCCCATTTGTGCCACATCTGTTGTTGAAGTCATATCTAGCCAATTCTTATGATAGAAAAAGGAACACTCCATTTCACCTCCTAAATTTTTTGCGGGTTCAATATAGTATCCTGGTTGTTGGGAATAAGCGGTGCATACAACAATATCATTGCCTGGCACAGTTCTAATTTTATCCGACGACAGTCCCAACAGGGGGTTATAGCATGCACGTAAAAGCCCATACTGGAAAGGTGTTGCGTTAATGATAGTCTTAATATGAAGTTTAGCTCGTATAAAAGCGTAATTCTGTAATTTGTTCTTGACGGCATTATTATTCATAAAAAGATACCATGGTTGGAAAGATGTTCTTACACCTGTAGTGTTCGAAGTTGACCAGGTCCAACTATTAATAGTAACGGGACGAGATAAAAAACGAGACAAATCAATTCCTGGCGTATTATCGGTAAGAGCAATCTGTGGGTCTGAATTGGAACTAAATACAACATCACCCGCACTCTCTTCTGTAAAGTCAACGTTTACATGTTCTACCTCCTGAATAGGTGGCTCCACTTCAACGTCAGCTTGCAACTGAAAACGAATCTTATTACTCTCATAGTACGTGTTCGTATACGCACTATAAGGAGCAGTACTTTTAGTGACTGCTTCAACTTTTTGGTTTCTCTTATTATATTCATTATTTTGTGACTGTTTATTACCTTGAATAAGAGACGCCAATCCCATATTCATTGGGAAGGTTAATTGCACATCGACGCCCGCCGAAACCTATTACATAGGTCTAACCATCCTGGCAGTGTCGATTCCTTAACAAATAACTTGTAAGGATATTTTTCAATGATAGTGCGAAAAAATTTGTGGTGCTTTTCGAATATCTCACGCCCATAGAAGAAAAATTCTGAGTTGGCGCTTGAAATTACATTCACCATTTGCTCCTCTGGACATATAGTCTTAGAAGCTACCCAAACTGTGAGCGATTTCACTATGGATTCATACTCCAGAGGACACACATAATTATCCAATTCAGGTTCCCATCTCCACTTCCTCTTTAAAAATTGGCATTCGTCAATGTGGATATATGGAACAGTTTCTGCTTCTTTATCAGCCATAGTGTATTCTACACCAATTTTGGCTAATTTATCTTGGATCACAGTGTGACTAAACCAAGGAATATCTTTAGATACCCCCATAATGTTATCGTCCCCGTAGGTGAACAAGTGGACATATTTTTTAAAATCTTTACAAGATGGTTCTTCTGGGTTTGCTTTAGCATATGCATACCTCACATACAGACTATTGGCTAACGAGTTAATAATAACTGTTAACGGATGTCCCGATGGATTAGTACCAAAGAATTCTACTATGTCTCCATTCATGTTGACCACCGGGAATGCTGTATCATAAGCAATACACTCGATTTCTAATAGCTCTTCCTGTGAAAAACCTGCTGCTTTGTAGATATCTCTGATGATGCTGAACGCGGCCAAAATAAACGGCGATGTCATACGCTTATCAAATTTCGAGTAATCCCCAGCCACAATTTGGTCAGAACCAAATGCGGTAAGATATGTGTGTATCTTCGTCCATTCATTGGATTGACACACCGTACCCGGTCCAGCTTCAAAAATGAATTTATTCTGTTGTAGGAGGCGGACAAAACTTAACAATCGACTACGAACTACAAGACTCCAATCAATAGGAGCACCTGTAAAAACTCGTGTCTTCTTTGCTTCAATCTTTTTAAAAGAAACAGCTTCATCCTTAAGGTGTCCACTGAAAATAGGGTAAACACGCTTCCCATCTTTGTATTGTTTTTTAATGTTTTCTACGCGTTCCCACACTTCAGGTTGGAAATCTACACCCTCTGGATACTTTTCTGAGATTTTACTCACCAAATATTGTTTTTTAGAAGTGTTCCAGGGGAATCCCATTGAAGAATTCTTGTTTATGGCGTCTATGTAGATAACACCAGGCAATCCATTTACAGCCGCCTCATTTGAAAGGAAGACCAGTTGGCCTCGCCATTCCGCATTAGTTGCATCTAGACCTTGTAAAATATCGTTTAAAAAAGACTGTGTGCATAGGTCAAGAATACTCTGATCATGAGACAAATTAGGCTGGATCATAGGTTCTACGTTAAGCTTCCATGGTTCCCAACCATTAACGATCGGGGCACCATATTTTACTGTTTCTTTAAAATGCTCCAACATTTCTTTTTGTTTGATAGTAGCGCACACTCGAGACCTCGGTTTGCTTCTAAATCCAGGTAAAGACCCATACATGTTCACAACACCTGAATGCATGTATCTAAACATACTCCGGGGATGTGGTTGTGTCAAATCTACATCACCTTGCACCGCAAAAGTGGGTTTCGTCCCGGCAGAAACTACCAGATCTTCTGTTATAAGTTGTTCTATATCTTCAATATTAATGTGAATATAACCCACTTGATTCTCAAATCCTATGGTATGGATACCTAAAACGACTGGTCCAATAGGAGTAATGGCTATAGCCAAACTACCACAATCACCCTTTTCTGTAATTTCATCACATGTGGCCAAATACATGGGCATTTCACTATTTAAAGCTTCCACTGGAAAATGTGGGAAATAAGTGGTGTTATAATGTTGGCGAAACTTTACCAAACCTGATGTGTCACGACCGACACTGATAAGAGTGGATACCGGTATATTTTTCTTTGTCCAAATTTTCGATATATCTTTCCGTGGTGGAACTCCTCGGACTCGCAAAATTACCATATCACGTGCAGCATTAAATTTGCACTCATCTTTAGTGAACGTTACAGTTACATTACTATTTACTCCTTGACTCACCAAAGAAGATGTGATAGTTAGGTTAAATCTATATCCGTGTTTCAAAGTGTGTCTATTAAAAAGTAGATATTGTCCTTTGACAAACACGCCACGCGTGCGACATTTGTAGTCAACATCTTGTGCCACTATATTTAGGGCTACACAGTTATTTGAAACATAATTTCTAATTTGAGAAATGTCCATTGACGACATACTTGATGACGCTATCGGAATATCAAAGTGACATAACTCTAAAGTTGGGTTGTACCAAACATTTTGTCTTTCCTCCTTTAGTAGTTGGTCTTCAGTTGTTCCCATCACATTACCCTGCGGTAAAAAATTCGTTTCATCCAAATTGTTATCATCTTTCTCTTCCGAATCCTCAATTATTTTTTGTGACTTTTTGTTAATCACTTTTCCAACCACATGACCAACGGCAAATGACATAGAAAATATCGCGACTAACTTCGCGATTTCAATAAACTGCATCATTTTTTCATTAAAACGAACATCAGCGGGAGTGACATTGGCACGTGTCAATATAAAAAGTTGAGTTTTCCAATCCATAAAATTAGTACTGCGCAGCAAAAGCCAACGCGTAAATCTATATTCCATTAATTTTTGCATGATTGAGAAATAAAATAACCAATGTAAACACCAAGCTGCTATAGAGCAAAACCAGGCTTCACATTTCATCTTAATCAACTGTGACCATGTGCGATCATTAACTTGTAGACAATCGCACTCACTACCAGTTCCAAAACAAAATCGGCATACGCTCACATTACTCATAGCTGTATCACAAATGCCAGATTTGTCCTGAGTATTTTCATGATCCAAACTCGCTTTAGCAAACACTTTAAGAAATTCTTTAATATCTGTGAATTCTTGTACGGTTTCCAAAGTGGCGCTATCGCGGCCCATATAGTCAGTAGGAACTAACTTTTGCAGCTTAATTTTCCAAAAGTCTGGAAAAGCTCCATCATCCACTAAAGGTAATTTAGATGGATCAATAAATCTGCCATTATCATGTAAATATTCGTCCTTGGGCATAATGTTCACCACAAATGGCAAACGCCTACGGACAGCTAAAGGACAATGGAAATAATCTTGAGCATTCAAATGTTCTGCATTTGTGGTAGCAATAACCAATTTAGCCATAACAGGAGTTTTTCCTTTGTCTTCTAGTGCAGCTTGTGGTGGTACATAAGGTACGTTATTAACAACATTTAGCATTTCTTTCAATGTAGCATCCACATCAGTCGATTTTGTTGGAAGTAAAAAAGCTATATCATCCATTTGGATGCACCATTTGCTAGAATCGAAATTACTCCAATACTCATCAGTCGGATTGCGAACATATCGGTAATGATCATCTGTCTTTTCACCATGTAATTTGCCATAATAGTAATACAAAAGTTTGGTGAAGGTGGATTTAGCCACACTCGAACCTCCATGCACTAACACACCAAATGGTGCTTTGCGTTCTTTCTGGGCGGCTCTACGAGTAACCTCCATGTTTTTAAGCATTTTTAGATTATTTAACTTTTTTGTCAAAAAATTAGCCTCTACACCATTATGCACTTGTGTATATTTGCAGATGGCTTCACCTTTCTCAACCGCATCGTTAAGATCAGATATGAATGTAAAGTATGTTGTACCATGTGCTCCTAAATTTGATGTATAGGGAGCCAAATTCAAAATCCTATCTGTTTCTGCGGCCCACTTGTGATATGAAGCTTCACCGTGAACTAAGGAGGTCCAATCTCCTGTCACTTTATACTGCACATAACGTTCACACATAGTAATCGCTGTTTCCACAATATTGGCAATGAAACCTAAATTATCTTGAGCTTCTAGGCGGGTTTTCTTATGTAATTTAAGGAATTCATTTTCGTCAATAGTGATACCCATTTTCGAGAAGAACCCTTGCACAAGAAGATAAGTATAAATTGCTTTCAATTTTTCAACAAAAGGGTTGTTTATAGTTTTGGATACATTGTCGTAAATTTTACGTGCCACTTTAACATTTTCTGCAAAATCGGCTTGCAAATTATCCTCGGGTTTCATTAACAATTTCCAAATCGTAGTAGAAGTGGATCGTCCTGTCAATAATTTATAAGCCATACATGTTAATGCGATATAATCCATAACATTCTCACATTTTTTAAACCAGTAGAAAATTTGAAAGAAGTTCTCGAACAATTCTAAAACCCACACTTTATCAGTGGAAATTAGTTCTCGAACAGAAGACAATTTTTTCATCAGACTGGTCATTTGATCAGCTGCAAATTCTTCACTTTCCTCAGATTGTAATTTGAATTTTCCTACTTGATATGTAGTTTCTAATATGCATTGTTTTTCACTCATAAACACATGTTGATATACACGATACTGATCTATATTGAAAGTATCACACATGAAATCTTTTTTGTTTTTATTTTTATATACATTAAGGGGGTTGACGTACGACTCGGTAAACTTTTGATTTGTCATATTGAGTCTTTTAAAAGGGGGGTGCAGTCTTTCCTACAGTCAATCCCGAATCACGAGATAATATATGTCTTTTCCATAAGTCATGTCCCATTCTGGGACAAATAGCTATATCACAGCTTAGTTGTCTATCCAACTGTCATAATGCTTTCTCTAGATTCATTCATTTCAGCTCTAGCGTTTATTCAAAGAACGGAAATCTACTACCACACTATCCATACCCGTCAAAGTACTTCAAGAGGGAGCATACCAATCAATCAATTACACTTGCTTTTCTCCAACACAGACGTGAAACAGAATCCTACCCATGAAAGGGTCAGGAGACTTACAACGTGGGATTCTACGAATTTCGTCGCACTTAGGGGGATCGCCCCTTGGTCAACAAAAATCAAAGAATATTATGAACCACTAATCGTCAATAATGCTGAATACCCGTAGTGAGGGATACTAGCCAAGTTTGGTTAATTAACTTCTTTGCGAACTACTAAAACTAGTCTAAAATCAGTCTAGAAGCAGTTTACCTATTACAAGTATGTTATACATTTATTTTATTTCATAATGGTGTTTAAGTATTTACAACTGTCACCATTGGTAGTTGTTTATTTTGTTTTTTATACATTTTCAACAAGACTACCTACTTGTTCACG